CGGTACAGCCCGACGGCTCGATCATCCATGCCAGGGCGAAATATGGCAAACATCTTGAATTCTTCGCGGCCGGGTCGACCTATCGCGAGCGCTGTTTTCTGGCTGCCAACCGTGTCGGCAAGACGACCGCCGGTGGATATGAGCTCACCTGCCATCTGACCGGGCTCTATCCCAAGTGGTGGGAAGGCCGACGATTTACCGCGCCGATCAGGGCATGGGCTTGCGGCAAGACTAATGAAACGACCCGAGACATCGTGCAGTCGGCCCTTCTGGGCGAGATCGCATTTGCCGACGGGCGCAAGACGGTTTCGGGCACGGGCATGGTGCCTGGTCGTCTGCTCGGGCTGCCAAGCTGGAAGCAGGGCGTGCAGGATCTGATCGACACGATCAAGGTCAAGCACGTGTCTGGCAAGTGGTCGATGCTAGGAATGAAGTCCTACCAGCAGGGCAGGGGATCGTTCGAAGGAACGGCACAGCATGTGATCTGGCCGGACGAGGAATGCCCGCTCGACGTCTATGGCGAGTGCGTGATCCGAACCGCGACCACGAATGGCCTGGTGATGCTGACGTTCACGCCGTTAGCGGGCTTGACAGACACAGTTCTCCAATTTCTTCCACAACAGGATGGAACGCAATAATGGCTGACATCTACATCACCGAATATGCGGAGATCGCCCGCGACCGGCTCGACTTCATGATAGCGGCAGGCAAGGAGCCGGCGGTTGCAGAGCAGGTCGTTGCGAACCCGGCCGCATCGGTACAGTCATCCGCCTTTAACGAGGTGACAGCTTTCATCATGGTGCATGCGCAGGCCGCTGCACACATCAAGATCGGCACCAATCCAACCGCTGCTGTCACTGCCCATCGCATGGGCGCCGGCGAAACCCGGTTCTACGGTGTGCCAGCCGGCAAGGGCTACAAGCTCGCCGCAATTAACGGTGCATGATCACCGCTGATGCCCCAAGTAACCGCTTCAAAATATCTCGTGCAGGCGGGATGGAATGACGTCCCGCATCTCGACGAAAAGACGAAGCGCGAATTGCTCAATGCCACGCCGCCACATCTGAGGGAAGCCCGCTCGCAAGGCATCCCATCGATGGGCTCTGGCGCGATTTACCCGGTTGCGCTCAGTGAAATCGAGGTCAAGCCGTTCGCCATCCCGGTATTCTGGAAGAAGGCCTATGCGCTCGATGTCGGCTGGAAGCGAACCGCCGCGCTATGGGGCGCAAAGGATCCGGCCGACGGCACGGTCTATCTCTATGCCGAGCATTACCGTGGCCAGGAAGTCCCCGTGATCCACGCTGAGGCCATCAAGGCCCGCGGCACATGGATCAAGGGCGCGATCGATCCTGCGGCCAGGGGCAGGGCGCAGAAGGACGGTGAAGACCTGATGGCCATCTACAAGGGTCTCGGTCTCGGCATCATGCCTGCGAACAACGAGGTTGAAGCCGGGCTCTACAAGGTCTGGCAATTGCTGGTGACGGGCAGGCTCAAGGTCTTCTCGACGCTGATGAACTTCAAGGCCGAGTACAGGCTTTATCGCCGCGCTGAAAACGGCAAGATCGTGAAGGACTTCGATCACCTGATGGACTGCTGGGACGCGGAGACTGAGGTGCTGACGAAGGCGGGGTGGAAGCCTTGGCCGCAAGCGATGGCTGCCGACCAATTTGCCACGGTCAATCTCGACACTGATGAGATCGAATACCAGATGCCGACCGAAATGATCGCGCGACCCTACGTCGGCGAAATGGTTTGCATTCACGGGCACAAGCTGGATGCCAAGATGACCCCAAACCATCGCATGGTTGTCTACAAGCGTGGCCACACTGAACCATCGATCGTTCTGGCGAAAGACCTGTCGATATGGGACCGCATCAAGTTGCGCGGGACATGGCGCGGCGAACAGCGTTCGACGGTCCAAGTGGAGACCGCCTACGGAAGAGTGGCCGAGATAGACCCGCTTGTCTGGGCTGAAGTGCTCGGCTGGTATGTGGCTGAAGGGTGGAGCGCTTCTACGATTCAGAAGCCGGGTCGAGGTTACCAGATATGCATTTCCCAAATGAAGCCCGATGGCATTGCCCAATTGCAGGCGCTTCTTGATCTAACTCCGTGGAACTGGGCCTACCGCAGCAACAGCTTCACGGCTTCATGCAAATGGTTGTGGGAGCAGGTTTCGCCTCTTGGCCTACAGGGCGCGCGCTACGTGCCGCAGTGGATCAAGGACTCTTCGCCGGACGTTATCGAGGCGTTCATTCGTGGTGCTGTAGCCGGCGACGGCTGGACCCAAGGCAACACACGCACCTATGCCTCTATCAGTCGCCGGCTGGCCGACGACATGCAGGAACTTTTCTTCAAGATAGGGCGGACGGCCAGTGTGCGGGTGGGGCGGACAGCGGGCCAGATGACCATAAACGGTCGTACACACGCTACGCAGGAACAATACTGGACCTGCGAATGGACAACTCCGCACGGGCTTCTCCGCGACAGCGCCAACGTCCCAAATTTCTCGCGTGAGATGTACTCCGGCATGGTTTACTGCGCCACCGTTCCCAACGGCACGCTGGTCGTTCGCCGCAACGGCAAGCCCATGGTTGCGGGCAACTGCCTCCGCTACCTCATAAATACATGGGACAAGATTGCCTCGGTGCAGGCTCCCGATCGCAGTGGCGGGGTTGGATCGCTGATCGCTGACTCGGATGCGGGGTACTGATGGCTGACGAAGCGACGCCGGTCGACCCGGAGGTGGAGCGCCAGAAGCTTGCCGCTCGCCTGATGGGCATCGTCGGCCGCATGGACTCCGAAGCCACCAAACGTGTTGGCGATCGCAACCAGGTCGAACTGCGCTGGATCGAAGACGCACTCCAGTACCACGGCCAATATGACGAGGCGACCGCAGCCAAACTGCAGGCCGAGGATAAGTCCAAGCTCAACTTCAACCTGACCCGGCCGAAGACCGACGCGATGTCGGCCCGGCTGATGGACCTGCTCTTCCCGACCGACGACAAGAACTGGGGCATCCAGCCTACCCCTGTTCCTGAACTTACCAAGGCGGCGCAGGATGCGGAGAAGACCGCCAACGCGCTTGCAAAACAACTGGCCGATTCCCTCGCAAAGCAGCCTGAAGGGACCGAGCCAGACCCTGCTACACAGCAGAAGGTCAACGAGGCGAAGCTCGCGTCCGAGAAGTTGCAGGTCAAGATCGAGGAGGCCCGCCGCCGTAGCGAATTGATGGCGGCTGAGATCGACGACCAGTTGAAGGAATCGCTCTACCACGCCGTCAAGCGCGACCAGATCGAGGACGCCTGCAAGTATGGAACCGGCGTAACCAAGGGTCCGGTGACCGGCGACAGGATCCGCAAGGGCTGGAAGCCCCAGCCTGTGATGGACAAAGCAACCGGCCAGCCCGTCATGGGCGCCGACGGCAAGCCGCAGGTCGAGCACAAGCTGGCAATGTCGGACGGCGATCGTCCGGCGATGCGCTTCGTCGACCTCTGGTCGTTCTTCCCGGACAACAATGCAAGGACGATTGAGGAAAGCGAGGGCATCTACGAACGCCACTTGATGAACCAGAAGAAGCTGCGGTGCCTGGGCCGGCTCAAAGGGTTCGACAAGGAAGCCATCAAGCGGCTTCTGGGTCAGAAGCCGAAGGGATCGCCGCCGTCCTATCTTGCCTCGCTGCGCAACATCACCAAAGAAAAGCAGCAGATCACCAGCGATCTCTATCATGTCTGGGAATATTCCGGGCCGCTCAGCGTCGACGACATGCGCGACCTGGCGCTGGCGATGAACGATGAAGCCACCGTCCGCGACATGGGCGAGGTCGACCCGCTGGCCGAGATCAACGCTGTCGTCTGGTTCTGCGATGGCGAACTGCTGAAGTTTGCGATCTACCCGTACGACTCCGGCGAGTGCATGTATTCGGTGTTCAATCTCGTCAAGGACGAGTCGAGCATCTGGGGCTACGGCATTCCGCAGGTCATGGCTCACCCGGCGAAAATGGTGAACGCCGGCGTGCGCGCGATGATGGATAATTCCGGTCTGGCCTCCGGCCCGCAGATCATCATCGCCACCGAACTTATCGAGCCGGCCGACGGCAAATGGGAACTGCGCCCGCGCAAGATATGGAAGGCCAAGTCCGGCTTGCCCAAAGAGCACCGGGCGTTCGAGACGTTCGATATCCCGATGCACCAGATCGAACTGGCCAACATCATCACGTTGGGCAAGCAGTTCATCGACGACATGACGGCAATGCCCCAGATCGCGCAGGGCGAGCAGGGGACAGCTACCAAGACCGTGCAGGGCATGTCCCTGCTGATGAACTCGGCCAACGTCGTGTTCCGCCGCATTGTCAAGAACTGGGACGACGACGTGACCACGCCGGACATTCGCCGGACCTACGACTGGAACATGCAGTTCAACTCGAAGGAAGAGATCAAGGGCGACTACGGGGTTGATGCTCGCGGCTCCTCGGTGCTGCTGGTCCGCGAGATGCAGGCCCAGACCCTGATGGCTGTGGCGACACAGCTTGGCGGACATCCGATCTACGGCCCGATGCTGAAGAACCGCGAAGTGCTGCGCAAACTCTTCCAGGCTCTCATGATCCCGTCTGCCGACGTGGTGCTGACCGACAACGAGATCGACGCGCTGATGGCTGCCGCCGCTGCGGAGAATGCGGCCGCCGAAGATATGAAGGCCAAGATGGAGATCGAGAACCGCAAGCTCGACATCGCCGAACAAGAGATCGACGCTAAGGTCTCGATGGCGAATCAGGAGAACGCGTCCAAGGAGAAGATCGCGATGATCAACCGCGAGACCGAAATGATCAAGTTCGTCACCATGGGCAACATCTCGCTCGATAAGCTCGAGGCGGCCCTTCAGATGAGCCGCGACACCATCGCATCCAAGGAGCGCACCTTCGCCGCAGAAGCCGCCCTCGAGAAGCAGAACGCCGAGGAAGCCCGCGCCCGCGGCGAAGACCCGACAGGCAGCGGTGGCTCGCTGTCCCTTGGCGCCACCAAGAAGCCGGCCGGTAACGGAGCGCAGGTGTGAACGACATTGATCGCCTCCGGCACGCCTACATCGAACACATGCGCCGCCGCGTCAATTTCATCGCCCTGTTCGTCCCGCATGAGTGGCTGGCCATCCGCGTGCCCAAGGGCAAGCAGTCCACCATCGTTGTCACCGCGCCAGCATGGGTCAAGGCAAAGTGAAACTGGACCTTCATAGCCCTGCCTGGCTCGCTGTCAGGTCGCACGTCCATGGCGAGATCGAAGCGGCCCGCAAGAAGCTGGAAGTGCCATCGTCTATTTCTGACACTGACATCGAGCGCGGCAAGATCATTGCGCTTCGCGGGCTCCTCGTATGGGCAGAGCCGCCCAGCGAGATCAAGTTCAACGAATTTCCCACCGACTGACCGGAGGCACAATAGTGACCGATACTCCCCAGGCCGCTGCGGAAGCAGCCACCCTGATCCCTGATCCTGCACTGACCGCCGCACCGCCTGCCGAAGTCGTTAAGACCGAGGAAGAAATCTGGGGTGAAATTCAAGCCGGGAAGGAACAGTCTCCTGCCCCGGCCGACGCTCCTCCATCAGAAGCCGCAGGAGAGTCCACGGGCGACCCTGCACCAGCACCTGCTGCCGACCCGGCCAGTCCGGCTACGGCTGTACCTGCTGCCGATCTCTGGGCCACTGCTACCCCAGAGCAGAAGGCCGCCTACGAAACCCTACAGGCATCGGAAGCGGAGAAGGACAAGCGGTTGCGCCGAAGCTTCGGCAAGATCAGCGCGCTGTCCAGGAAGATAAACGCGGCAGAAGCCTCCGCGAAAGAAAACCGGCACGAAGCCAAGTCCCGCGACGAAATCGCGCCACTTGGCAACGACTACCCAGAGATCGCCCAGCCCCTCACGAAGGCCCTGGACACGATCGACAATCGTCTCGACCACCTCTCGAAAGCCGAGAAGAGCAGCCTGGAGGCTGATCAGCGCGAGCTTAAGGAACTGGTCGACGTGGAAACCGAGACACTGATCAAGGCGCATCCCGATTACGCGACGGTTCTCAAGGAGAACAGCGCGGCTTTTGCCACATGGATCGAGGACCAGCCTCGCTCCATCCGCGAAGCCGGGTATCGCAA